CGGAAACGAGGAAGCCCGCAGTACCGCAGGCAGGATCTATTGCCGTTCCTATTTTGATACAATTTAACGCATACACGAAAAATGCACCCAACGGGTGCAAATGTAACCGTTGGGTGCATAAGGGCAAAAAATAACGGCACTACGCCGTTTTTAGCGCAGTGCCATCATACATTATTCTTCGTCTTTTTTCTTCTTACCCCTTGAATAAGGACCCTTTTCTTTCCATTTAACACTACCATCTTTATAGTGATAATGTTGTCCTCCTGCTGGCACATCATTCGGCGTGTACGGACGCTCTGATGTGTCAGCTGCAATATCAGCTTCTTCTTTTTCTTCGTTCTGAGTTGAATCCAAATCAGAGATATCAGGTTTAGGATAATCGGAACCATATTTATCTTCAGAACGAAGTATATCAGATGTAAAAGATTTTTCGCTGTCACCATTATTGCTTGTGCTTTGAGAAAACACGCCTACTATTCCACCGACCGTTGTTATAACTCCAGTAATAGTCTGTAAGGGGTGTTCTTTTACATATGGCCAGATGGTATCAGTTATTACTGGACTTACAGTTTCTGTCCACACTGAATTTACTCTCTTACGTACTCTTGATAGGAATCCCGGCTTCTTTGGCGGTTCAATTTTAGACTTTAGCGGTTCAGGTTTTGTTTTTGCTGTACTTGGTTTCGGTGGCTTTGGTGGAGGTTCTTCACTCTTCTTTTTCGGAGTTGTACTTTCTTTTGGTTTCTCTTCCGAATGTTCAGATGATGTAGTAGTGCTTCTTTCTTCAGCCGATGTTGTTTTTCCTGCTGGCTTTGTTTTAGCGATTGTACCGTTTTCTGATGTGTCTACAGTTATGATTTTGATTGGATCAGAGAGATCAATAACAGTACAAGGTATATATTTTCCTTCACCGAAATCTGTAAACTCGTGCGTCACAGGATCAAAATACCAATTTGATGCGTTTTTATAATCCCCACGATGTGCTTCTATATGTTCGGGCTTTGATAGAAATTGAATATTCGCCGAATCACCTTGAAATTCAGGATATGCTTCGACACTTTTCATATGATGACCTTCAAATGCTTTTCCATCATTTATATCATTCGGATCATCACTATGATAATACGCTCTACCTAATTCAAGTATTTCTTTTTGCTGTTCTTGAGTCCAATCTCGTGTACCTTTTCCCATACGGACACGTTCTTGTTCTTCTTTCCAAGCATCTCTAACTGCTTTACTTGCTTGCGCTGTTCTTCTTGACATAGGATCACTCTCCCATCCCAAGAATGTTATAAAGGTCGTTCAAGAATGCAAAGAAGTCATCATATACTTCATCATCCTCGATTATACCTGCCTCCTGATTATATATTGCTACAGTTTCTGCATCTTTTTTAATGAGTATAGGATCACCTTCAGACAAAGCGCCAATCACTACATAACTATCATCTGGTCTGCTAACATCATTTACATCAATCAACGGTTTATGCGCGACACCATAGAACTGAACACCAGCGGGTAAAAAACATTCTCCGCCGTCAGAGAATAACAGCCATTCTCTGAATTTTGATGGAAAAGCAAGACTATTATTCGTCTCAAATTCAGAGACTTGCTCTTCGGTGGCTGCCTCGAAAAAGTTCATTTTACTCTCGGTTTCCTTACCTTGCTCTTTGAGCTTGTCAACGATTGCCTTCAACTCTTCTGAAATCATACATATCACTCCTTTTTACGAATGCAACGTATGGCTGATGTGCAGGACAATTATCCTACTTACATTATAACTGATTCTGCCACTTTTTTCAATACCAAACAGTAAAAAGCACTCCACCACACTGGCGGAGTGCTTTGCTGCGTCTATTCTATCAGATTGTTGTCCCGTCTCTAAATGTGACCGTCCTGCTGCCGTCCTCATAGACCGTGATGTAGTCTACCAATGTGCCCCACAGCGCCCCGTCAAATTCGGTAATCGTACCTTTCAGTGATTCCAGCGTTTCCTGAAAATGCTGTAGATTCTGCCTGCGTGTTTCACGGTCGGTAATCTGCTCTGATAGCTCATCATACTTCTTTTTCGCCTCCTCGAAGCGGGCTGCGAGAGCGTCATTCTTCTGGCGGTACTCGTTCTGGTCGAGGGCGACACGTGCGTTCTCCAGCATTGCTGCCTCCACCATATCTGCGATCAGCGACATTTCATCAGCGTACTTCTTGCATTCAGCTTCAAGCTCCGAGGTATCGCCAACCATCGCGCAGATCAGCTTGACGTTGGCGATCAGTTCCTCGCGGTTTTTCAGAAGCTGGTTCAGGGCGTTCAGGAACACAACCTTGATCTCATCCTCGGTGATATGCGGCGTAGTGCAGCGCTTTTTGCCATACTTGTGATTGCAGCGGTATATGACCTTCCGGTACTTGTCGGTCGAATGCCATACCTTTGCGCCGTACCAGCTTCCGCACCCGCCGCACTTCACCTTGCTGGAGAAGATGCTCACTCCGCTGTACCGGAAAGCGCCGTTGTTCCTGCGTTCCATTTCCTGCTGCACCAGATCGAAAACGGCGGGATCAATGATTGCCTCGTGGTCGTCCTCGATGTAGTATTGCGGGATTTCGCCGCAGTTCTTCTTCGTTTTCTTGGTCAGGAAATCAACCGTATACTCCTTTTGCAGGAGTGCATCACCCTTGTACTTTTCATTTGATAAGATTCGCCGCACAGTGGTGGCGTTCCATTTGTCCTTCCCGCTGGGTGTTTTGATGCCTTTCTCTGTCAGGGTAAGCGCGATCGTATGCGGTGTCATGCCCTCAAGGAACAGCCCGTAAATGAGCCGCACCGTTTCCGCCTGTTCCGGGTTGATAACCATTTTGCCGTCAGCGCCCCTGTCATAACCGAGGAAGCGGCTGTATGCAAGGCTGACTTTACCGTCAGCCATGCGCTTCCGCTGCCCCCATGTGACGTTCTCCGAAATGGATCGTGCTTCTTCCTGCGATATGCTTGACATGATGGTCAGCAGCAATTCTCCCTTGCCGTCGAACGTCCAGATGTTTTCCTTCTCGAAATAGCACTCCACATTGTGTTCTTTCAGGCTTCGTATGGTCGTCAGGCTGTCAACCGTATTGCGGGCAAAGCGGCTCACGCTCTTGGTGATGATCAGGTCGATCTTTCCCGCCAGTGCATCGGCGACCATAGCCTGAAAGCCCTCTCTGCGTTTAGTCGAACAGCCGGAGATGCCTTCATCCGTGTACACCTTGACGAACTCCCAGTCCTCACGCCCCTTGATATAATCGGTGTAGTAGCTGATCTGCGCAGCGTATGACGTGAGCTGTTCCTCATTGTCGGTCGAGACACGAGCGTATGCTGCAACCTTCCGTTTGACCGGAGCATCGATCGGCGCTGAAGTGTAGCGGCTGATCGATGCAGGTATTTTAGTGATTCTTGGCAAGTTTCTCCCTCCTTCGCATTTCCTTTGCCCGGACGCTCATATCTGCCCGCCGTTCCGGTGTCCAGCTTGCGCTGACCTTCTGCGCCATCACTTCACGCTGGTGTGCCGTCCATTTCCTTCCGGGCTTGGGCGGCGCGATATACTGGCGTTCTTCGACGCGCCCGTCATAAAAGCAATAGCGGAGCATATCGTTGTCGTGTACTTCAATGCGGCTGATCTGTTCAAGGAAAACATCATCATCAAACTCTGTAAGTCCCAACACTTCCGCCGTGAGCGATTTCAGCACTTCCTCCCGCAGGCTCAGGCAGCCGTTCTTGCCAGCGCAGCGCCAGTGATGAACGTCTTTCCTTGTGCCTCGACGATAGTTTAGTTCGCACCGGATGCATTTTATCTTCTTGGTAAAGCAAGTCGCATCAGGACGGTTAGGCGCAGCGCTGTCTCTGCGGCGTTTAGCAGTCGCAGCCCGTCGTTCCGGTGTCCAGCACTCCTGATGCCCGGTGTTCTTGCATTCTTCGGTGACAACCGCACCGTCCTTGAGATGAAATTCAAGCGTTTCCCTTGCAGGAACAAGTATCACGTCCACCTGTGCAAGGAATACTTCTTCATCAAACTCCGGCAGCCCCAGCACCTTTGCGCTGGTTTCACGCAGATGCTTATGATTGATGCTGCCCCCGACCGGACAACGACCACCTTTCTTCTTGATAGCGCCGCACGACCAGAATTCCTGAAAGCTCCCGCGATCTTTACGAGTATTGTGCATATAGCTTTGACCGCAGAATGGGCATTTCAGCTTTCCAGTAAAACAGCAGGTATTCAGCGACTTATTTGCCAGAGCGCCAAGTTCCCGCCGCCGCTGCATCTCCGCCTGCACATACTGAAATGTCTCCATATCAATGATAGCTTCGTGTGTTCCTTCAACAAAATACTGCGGCAGTTCGCCTTTGTTTTTTCTGCGTCTCTTGGTGATCGGATCGGTAATGTATTCTTTCTGGAACAGAAGATTGCCTGTATAGGTGATGTTTGTAAGAACCACCTTAATGCTGGAATCCTGCCATCGGCACCCGTTCTTCGTTGTGATACCTTCACCATTCAGCTCACGCTCCGTCTCCAGTCGTGATTTCCCGTCAAGGAAATTCTGGAAGATACGCTTCACAATAGCTGCTTCTTCCGGAACAACGATAAGCTGATCGTCAACCCACTCATATCCAAGCACGGGATTTTTACAACACATTTCGCCATTTTCAAAGCGCTTCCGAATGCCCCACTTCACATTTTCTGAAATGCTGCGGCTCTCTTCCTGCGCAAAGCTGGCAAGAATGGTGAGCATCAGTTCGCCGTCGCCTGACATGGAGTTGATGTTTTCCTTCTCGAAGCGCACTTCAATGCCGAGTGCTTTCAGGTGCCGGACAGTCTCCAGCAGGTCAACCGTATTGCGGGCAAAACGTGAAATGCTCTTGCAAAGGATGATGTCTATCAGCCCTGCCTCGCAGTCTGCAAGCATTCGCTGGAACTCCTGCCGCTTGTAGGTTTCTGTGCCTGAGATGAAATTGTCGGCGTACACTCCCGCATACTCCCATTCAGGATTCTTCTGGATCAGCTCACTGTAATAACTGATCTGCGCTGAAAGGGAATGCATCAGGCGTTCCGTTTCCATCGAGACACGGGCGTAGGCAGCAACTCGTTTGCGCTTGAGCAATATAGGTTTTGTAGGCTCAATTTTTGTGATTCTACGCATAAAACCCCTCCTTTCAGTATCCCATATTACCTCTGTTCCGGCTGTAAGTCAACGAATAATGTGCCGATTTTCGGTTGGTATTTCTCAATGAACATTGTATCAATCTGACGATACTCGTCCTCGGTGATCAAACCGTCCCGGAGCATCTTCCGGGCAAAACTCATCGTCGCCTGATACATCATTTCATTCTGAAAGTTCACGCTGCTCACCTCCAAACCTCGCTTTGATATAACAGGCTCTGCTGCAATATTTCCTGTGATCGTTCCCGTAAGCCTGAAACTGCTGCCCACAGCAGGCGCAGGTGAAATCATAAACAGCTTTTCTGTTGACCTCTTTTATATGCGCCTTCCACCACTGCATCCGGCATTTATCGGAACAGAACTTTTTTATTCTCGCTCTCGGCGGCTGTTGAATTGAAGTGCCGCAGAACAGGCAAAGCTGACCACTTTTGTTACGGCTGCAAAAGGACTTCACAGTGTTGACGGATATATTCAGTTCTGCTGCAATCCGCGCAAAGGAAACGCCCTTTGAACGCATATGAAGCGCCTTTGCTTTTTGTGTATCAGTCATGAAAGCACCTCCGGTAATATTTCTTTCTACTACCCACTACAGAATCGAGGTGCGTTTGGACGAAAAAACGCGCCCGCCGAGAAAAAAATCCCGACGGGCGTTGCTGTTATGCCTTATTCAGTTTTCCGCTGTACTTCTTGCCGTCAACAGTCGCCTCAACCGTAATGCCGTCCTCCGCAGCAGGTGCAGGCGGATTCGGCTCCTTGCCGTAGCCATTCAGTCCCTTTGCCTTGATGATGGTCGGGAAATCCTTGTAGCCGATGTCGAGATCGACATTGCCGTTGATGCCTGCGACCTTGCCTTTCTCGGAATGCTGCCAGATACCGTATGCGCCGCTGTAATTCGTCTGGTCACACCAGTGCGCCAGCCAGATCGTGTAGCGGGATTTGATGTCATCGGCGGTATGTGTCGTGAGAGAGGACGCAGAGCCGTACAGACCGACAAAATAGCCCGCTGCCTCGACTCTTTCGAGGAACGCCCGCATAATGGCAGATACCTTTTCCTTGCCGAGGTCAAACTGCTTTTTCTCCTCCAGATCAAAATATACCGGGAACTCGAACTGCTTCCCCTTGATGACGGACAGGAACACATCCGCCTCCAGTTCTGCTTCCTCCGGTGTCATCGCATAAGAGTACCAGTACGCACCGACCGGAATACCGGCTGCTTTTGCGCCGGAATAGTTTTCCTCGAAACGGTCATCCTTCTGCGATGCCAGTCTGCCGTATCCTGCTCTCAGGATCGCAAAATCAATGCCCGCCGCCCTGACCTTCTGCCAGTAGATCTTGCCGTTATGAACGCTGACGTCGATGCCCTTCAAATCCTCGCCTCCGAAGTATTTATAGAAATCATCGGTCACGCTGCTGTTGCCGTGTACCTCATCACCGTACCACTTTCTGCCTGAGCGCACATCTACGTGCGTATAGATGTAGGCAGCAGTGATATTCGCAATACCGGTAAAGCCCGTATCCTGTGCCTTGCAGCAGACGTTCTTGCTGCTGATGGGCTGTCCGTCCTGCCCGTAGCAGCAGATGTCCGCGGCTTTGCCCAGTGTATGCTGTCCCGTACCGCTGCCCTTGACTGCCTTATCATGAGCAACACAACGGAAACCGCTGGTGACGATGATCTTGGAGCAGTTGAGGGCTGCATAGAGCGCCTCCAGCTTGGTGATAAGGTCATCATCGATCTGAAAATCATGTGCCTTGCCGCATTTACAGCGGAACTCCTGCGCATTAAAGTGCGGAGAGAGCTGTGTATTATCGGTATAGCCGTAGGTCTTAATCATCGTTATCATCCTTTCTGCCGGTCTGCTTCTGCAGCACCTCGATCGCATTTTTCAGTGCAGGCGGATACGGAATACCCATGAGCGATGTATTTTCCACGATGGAGAGCAGCTCGTTCACGCAGAACGCAATGCAGACTGCATCACGCACATAATTCGTATTGAGCAGAATATCCAGACGTACCGCCACGATAATGAGCATGAGAATGCTGCACTTCTTCGCAAGCCCGTACCAGCCCGCCTTGCTGTTCAGCTTTCCGGTCTTGCTGTGCTTGGACTTGCCCATAGCACCGGTAATCATTCCGGTTGCAAAGTCAATGCCCATAAAGATGATCAGCGTCACCAGCGCGGAATCCCAGCCGCCGAACAGCGCTGCAATTCCGCCGCCGATCGCGCCGATCACCGTACAGATACTTCCTTTCATGTTGTCACCTCCAGTACCTTGACCGTCCTGATCATCGGGCTTGTATTGTCTGTCACTGCCTTCCACGTGAGATAATATTCGTCAGCAGATACACCGCTGCAGTCGTGCAGGACGGAGATATAGTTGCCGACAGAGCCGAGCCAGCCGAACGGAATGGAAATTGCCTCTCCGCCGCTGACCTTTTCGTGAATGTATCTTGCGGTCTCCGCAGGCGAAAACTGCTGTGCCGATTTGCGAACAAGCCACATCTCGCCGATGTCCGTGCTGCCGGAATTGTAGCAGAGCAGAATTTTCTTCGCAGGCGTGATGCGTACCGGGGTAATACACATGGTGTAAATGGTTGCGCCCCAGTTGAAGTCCGGCTGGTTATAATAAATCGCATAGTCGTTTTCAGCGCAGCAGAAATTCGGGTAAATATCCGCAAATCCGGAAAGGCTGCGGTAGCCGTCCACATAGTAGGTGTACAGCAGTTCGCCGTAGGTCTGAAGCGCGTCACTGCCGGAATGGAACAGTGTTGTTTCCGGTCGGGAGGTCGGTATTTGCGGCACCTTCGGCACGAGGGTATTCAGCTTTTCGGACTCTGATGCTTGTACTCCCATTGTTACAAGGTTTCTTGCAAGCTGATCTCGCTGCGCATCCAGCGCTGTCAGATAATTTGCGATGCTCATGTCGTCACCTCCACAATAGCCGCAAGTGCGCTCTCTACTCCGGACAGGGCTGTCTCCACAGCCGAAAGCCGGGTAAGGATATCCGAAATAGATGTGCGGCAGCCCTGCATATCATAGAGAATCTCCGTCTTGAAGCGCTCGAATACACCCTCGTTCACGCCGACACGCTCATTGAGGTTCATAGCGCTGGTGTATGCCTCTTCCCAGCGGGAAACGTGAGAATCCGTGATGCCGTTGAGCGTTGCGAGGTTGTGATGTGAATGTGCCAGCCTCTCTGCGCTTGCGATACCATCAAGAATTTCCTGTGTGATACTGTCCAGCACATCCTTGTTATTATGTGTATGGCGCTGCGCATTCAGCGTCAGAAACTCCTCGTTGATGATCTGAATCTCATACTGTGTCCTGTCCTCGAACTGCTGCAAACCGGAAAGCTCCTGAAGAAGTTCAGGCGTAAAAGCATCCAGCGTTGCCTTGTTCGCATGAGAATGAAAATCTCCAGTTGCCGCCTCGATTTCACGCTCGACGATCTCCGTAACTTCTGTCGTTTTCGGATAATCCGACATATCCGGTGTTTCACCCGGCTCACCCTTAAGCGATGCCAGCCACTCTGTTTCCGTACCGACATATCCATGCTCCACAGCAATCTCGTAGGCAGACTTGCCGTCAGCACCGTGTCCCGCTTCCTCGATCTTCTTCAGAAGCTGCGCATACAGATCAGGCGTCGGCGGAATGGGCGGATCATCGTCACCGACAAAGCCGGAAGGACGGATATTCAGCGTGACCGGCACGGTCGTTGCACGAACAGTCGTGTCGCTTTCGGTATCGTAGCCGAACACAGACATTTTTGCAGCGCCGACATGAAGCTCCGCAGGCAGATAGCAGTTCGTCCCGTCAAAACCGAGAACAATGCTGTATGTCTCGTCACACTGCGAGAACTGCACGACCTTATGAAAGCGCCGCCAGTCACCGTCAAAGGTAAAGCGGAACTGCACATACTGGATCTGATGATCAGCCAGCACTTCACGTTCCAGAACTTCAATGCTCTGGTTCTTTACAAGAAATTTCCACATTATTCTTCACCAACTTTCCATTCATGATTTTCTTCATCCCACTCCATAAAGCCGTCGAGACACTGAATGCGTTTAAGTCCGGAATGTCCGGTTTCCATGCCATTCTTGCCGTCCCAGTTGTTTCTCTTGGTAATCGCAGACCACTGTTCCAGACTGCCCTCATAGGTGATTCTGGTGAGATTTCGACAATAGTTGAAGCAATGCTCACCGATAACCGTTACGGTATTTGCCATTGTAAAGCGTGTCAGCGCCTGACAGCCGACAAACATAAAACCGCCGATCACAGCTCCTTCGTAGCGAACCTCGCCGAGCCTTGAACAGTCTCTGAATGCATAATTGCCGACAGTAGAAACATTACGGGGAATTGTAATTTCATCCAGCGCAGCGCCCCAGAAAGCCCCGCCGCCGATAGTTGTGACATTATCCGGGATAATAAGGTGATGCAGTTTTCCGGAGTAGCCCACTGATTCATCGCCGGGCAGGAATGCGCCGCTGCCGATTGACGTAAGCGTTGTTGGAAGCGTCACAAATTCAAGGTTCATACATCTACTGAATGTGTCCTCACCGATCGTGGTGATACCTTCCGTGATTACAGCTTTCACGATATCGTTATTACCTCGGAACGGAGACTTGTTCTGATCGTAATCATAGTCGTACATTGCGCCCGTGCCCTTCAGAAGCAGTTTGCCATTGGAGTACAGCGCATAGAAGATGTTTTCACCGCACTGACCGACAGAAACAATATCACCGATATCCTCGACCTCCGCCTCAAGCTGCTCGACCTTATTGGTCAGCTCTGCGATGGTCTCGTTGTTCTCCTGTACCTCTGCGACAAGTTGTGCCATCTGCGTCATCAGCTCCGTCACCCTGCACTTGCCGAGGATACACTTGCAGTAACCGCAGACGTTCTTATCCTCACGATAATCATACCAGTCACGCTCAGTAAGCTCTGTTGCTCCCGGATTCAGGCGCACAGCATACATGAGCAGACGGGTTTTATTCTCATCCGATGGCAGCGAAGGAAGCGAAGGATTCTCCGCAGGCGTTCCGGGAGTGATTTCAAGAGATACACTGCGGACGGATTCTCCCACATCAAGGAGAATGGCAATCGCCACATAACGCGGCAGCGATTCATCCTGATAGCTTGTCAGGTCGATGCTATAGCGGGCGTCATTGATGAAATAGTGTCCGTCAATCCATGCCTTGCCTGTGCCGAGCGTAACCTTGAGGCCGCTGCTTACTGCCGTCAGTTTGAAGTTCTGACCGTAGGTATCGAGGATACCGTTGCAGATGATGCTGGAGAGGTAGCTCGTGAAGTCCTCCGCCGTATAGGTGCGGTCAAGACCTTTTGAATTAAAGAAACCGCTGTAAAAAGCCATATATCATGCCTCCTTGAATGTTGGTGTCAGGCTGCGCCCGTTCTGGTCGAAGCCCTCGATCATGCCGATGAGTTGTATCTGCGGCTGCATCATACCGAAGCGCCGGTGCTGCACCGTCACATAGTCACCGATGAAATAATCGCGGTTGTATACATACTGTGTGTTGTGCGCTGCAATATCCGACTCCGATGCCGTTTTCGGCAGCACCAGCCGTTCCGAGCCTCTTGTTTTCAGCAGTTCGATATACTTCTCCTCCGGAATCGGGATCGTTTCTCCCTCGACCTGCTCTGTCTCGGAAATATCGTCCGCATCCACATACACTTCATAGCGGTCAAGATAGGTCGGCTCATCGCCGTCACAATATGTGGTGCGCTTGCGTTCATCGCCTTTGCCCTGACCGAAGATATATGCGAAATTCTTCTGGACGCTGCTGTCCTCAGCATAGCTGAACGACAGCAGATTGCTGTATGCATCGGAAAAGATAATATGCGGATTATCCTCCTGCATGATGCTGCGGTCAGCGCCTTCGGATAGGTCGAACACCATGCGGTACTGCTCCGCGGAGGATTTCACCAGCCGGATATTCGCCGTGCCGCCCAGCTTTTCGCAGATCGTATACACCCACTGCATCAGATTTGTGTATGAGATTTGCAGCGTTGCGGTCTGTTCCCAGCAGGTGCCGGTAACCGTTCCGAGGGAAAGCCCCGGAATCCTGCGGTTGTCAGAGAGCAGCGCATTCTGTGTCACGACCTCCCGCACGATTTCGCTGTATGCCTTTGCCGCTGTCACGTTATATGTCGGGTGAACGATGCGCCGTTCCAGCAGGCACATGAGAAAGCGACCACGAACTGTCAGGTAGTCGCCGTTCTCAATATCTGTGTTTATAAGCACGGATTCTATGATGCCGAAGTGCTGATTATCGTCATCACGACCTACAATTCTGCCGGTCTGGAAAATCTCAATATTCTGCGGATTGGCGGCGATATACACTTCAAAGCTGCCGCATTTGTAGTATTCAATATCCCAGATCAGCGAAGAAAAGGTGTCGCAGACTGCCTTAAGGGTAATCGTGAGGGCGTCCTCCGCAGCTTCCATTCTATAAACTTCAATCTGCATACTACACCCCCAGATATGCGTTCGTGTGTACAATGGTGACTTTCAGGTTTTGCAGTCCCGTGCCGCGCAGGTAGAAACGGTTTCTGCCCTCCCGCAACGTCAGCCATGTTGAGCCGGAAACAAGCCGGTTGATGATGTTGGTTTTGACGCCGCCGCGATCAAGCGTGACGGTCTTGTTGCCGGTCTTGGTCGTCACCGTGATAATATCGCCAGCGAGAATGTCGCCGGTGATTTGCAGATACTCGTCCGTGTCCGCATTATACAGCGTAGGAGAACGTGCATCCTCCAGTGCTTCAATGACCAGCGTGAAGCCGATCTCATCGCCGTCATTGACAATGGTCATCATGTTCTGCGTGTTATACTTACCGAGAATAAACGGCTCCGGATTGCTCTCCGTCGGGAACGGAAATGTGAATGCTCCGGTGATCTGCGAATAGTACGCCATGACCGAGGTCGTGGAATACCAATAAATATCCGGGCAGAGAATAGAAATCTGCCCGGTTGTCAGCATCTCAAAGTTCTGCACTTCGCAGGACTCCACATAGCCCTCTGCAAATACATCAATGCCAGCGGTCGCATAGTAAATCTTGATGTAGCGTGATGGCTTCACCACCTTGTATAGCTGATGACGGCGGGCTTCTACGCCCACACCGCGCATCTCGAAGTGAATGACCACATTCCGCTTTTCGATGAAGGCATTGTTCAGATAACTGCCGTCCATGCCTGCATAGCCGGAGGTGCTGATCGTACCGGGAGGCGGATTCAAGCCCTCAACCTTTGCGGTCATATACTGATTGGCGGTCGTGGTCATGTCCACCCGGTCACCGTTGGCATTTTCTAAAAATAGATGAAAAAACATATGACACCCCCTTGTTTTTTCTTGTCGGAATGTGGTATAATTGAGAAAAACTATCCCGGAGGTCAATTATGGCACAAATTGAATACAACGAGAACTACGTTCATTCCTGTAATAATGCTAAAGTTGAAATGGTTGTCTACAGAAAAAACCTTAGTGATTCTACCGCAAGTGTTTATACACCCGAACAATTCCAGTCTATCATTGATTATTACGTATCAAAAGCACCTGTTATAAAAAACAATGGTGCAGGTGATGCATTTGGGCTGCGTTCACTGTCAGAGATAGGATGGAAAGGCTCTGGTCTTGGCACATTAGAAAGAGAACTTATAAAATCCTCCGAAATGACATTAGTGTTTATAAGAAGCGATGCGATTACTCATACTCTAAAAGCGATGGATTTAGATACAAGGATCTGCTGTGAACATCCAAGAGCCGTTCTTAAGCAAAGCTTTAAATTAAAAGCTAAAGAAAACGGGGAAATAGAAGTTACGAACTCTGAAACAAGAATGGAGTGCTTATTTCGCCATATTCGTAATTCTCTTGCGCACGGAAGAACATACATCTTTAATAATAGCAATATTATGCTTGAAGATTGTGATGATAACGGTGTTTTATCCGCAAGAATACTGATTAAGGCTCAAACTTTGATTGACTGGATGGCTATTATCGACCATCCGGATAATTATCTCAATAAGCAAAAAAAATCGTCAAGCTAATTCATTTTATACCCTCATACATTCAGCGCATTTCGCGTCATACGATAAATCTCCAGCCGTGACAGCGATTTCGGACTATGATTGGTCTGATTCACTGTGCGGCTGTTGTCGTTGTTGTAGTAGTTGTTGACCACACCGCTGCTGCCGCCGTTCATCATCGCGCCGGAAATGCCGTCCATATCGACGTTCAGTCCGGACTGCATCGTCAGCGTCATGGCATCAGCCACACCGGACACAGCCGCCTCGACATATTTCTTGCTCTTGTTGATACCCTTTGCCAGCCCCTTCATGAAGTCCGGCATCCACTCCTCTACATCGGTCAGCGCACCCTTTTCAGGTACGGAGAAATGCAGATACTCCCAGATGGAACGAGCCACATCCGCAACTGTGTTGATCAGGCTGCCGAGCATATAGGTGATGCCGTTGATGAGGTTCTGCATGAGGTCGCGTCCCCACGACCACGAGCTGTTGACCTTGTCCATGACTGCGTTATACACAGCGTTCATGGCGTTGACGACTGCATCACGCACTCCGCCGAGCCTGTCACCGATGCCGTTTTTGATGCCGTCCCAGATAGACAGCACGGCTTCCTTGACACGGTTCATGGCATTCCGCACGGTATCCGGCATTGCATCCCAGACCGCCTGCACCACGGATTTGATTGCATTGACCGCTGTCCGAACTACGCCGGATACAGCTTCCCATGTTGTCGTCACCACAGATTTGATGTCAAGCTGTCCCGTTTTGATGAGGTTCTTCAGCGCCGTCCATACCGCCGTGACGATTTTCTTAATACCGTCCAGTGCTGCAGAAATCACAGAAGATACAGCCTTCCATGTGGTCGTGATGACATTGCGGATATTTTCAAGCGCCGTTTTAATTGTGCTGACAATCGTTTTCCAGCCGGAGGTGATACCGCTGCTGATCTGCGACATAGTCGCATCAATCGCGGCATTGGCGTTTGTCCAAACCGTTTTCACGGTATCGAACACCTGCGTCATGAAGCCCTGCACCGATGTGACCACATTGGAGAGTGCGCTCTGAATCACACTGCTGATTTTCTCAGCCAGTCCGCCTGCAAAGCTGTTGACTGCATCGTTCACCACACTGGTATTTGCGTTGATGCCGTCGGCAAGTCCCTGCATGAAGTCCGGCATCCAGCTCTCGAAATCCGCGAGAGGTCCCTCATCAGGTACAGAGAAGTGCAGGAAGGACTTGATCTTGTTTGCCACGCCCTTGACTGCGTCCGCGACCTTGCCGATACAGTTTTTGATGCCGTTGACGATACCGTTGATAATGTCTGCGCCCCACTGGAACGCCTGCGATGCAAGGTTCTTGATGAAATTCACCGCAGCATTGAAGCCGTTGACGATCGTATCCTTGATTGCCGTGATCTTCTGCGTCACGGCATTTTTCACGCTGTCCCAGATATTCGATATCGTTGTTTTAATGGTGTTCAGGATATTTGTGACAGTATTTTTGATACCGTTCCAGATAGAAGAAACGACGGAAGAAATGGTACTCAGCACACCGGAAATAAAGCCGCTGATCGCATTCCACACAGCCGTTACGACTGCCTGAATTGCATTGACTGTATTTGTGATATGATCCTTGATGCTGTTCCAGATGCTGGAAATCACAGACCAGATCGCATTGACCACGCCAGAAATGAATCCGGAGATCGCGTTCCAGACTGTAGAAACGACATTGCTGATCGCATCCATCACCGTAGTGATCGCAGTATGAATCGCATTCCATACAGTTTCAATTACGGTCTTGATCGCCTCAAGCACAATTGTCACAACAGCCTTGATATTCTCCCACGCCGTGGTGATCTTTTCGTGAATCCAGTCCATCACTCTGTTAATGATAACGTGGATCGCTTCAAAAATCGTCTCGAACAGATACCTGAATGCCTCCAGCAGCGGAGAAATGAAATCATAAATCGTCTGCCATACTGTAGAAATGACATTCCAGATCGCATTCAGCACCGTGGTGATCGCTGTATGAATGGCGTTCCATACGACCGTGATAACAGTTTTGATGAGATTGATTTTCTCAGATACGCTGTTATAAATCGCAGTCCAGATACCGACAAAAAAGTTCTTGATGCCTGTCCAGATAGTTGTGAAAAAGTTCTTGATCGCATTGACCACGCCGGTAATGAAGTTTTTAATGCCGTTCCAGATGTTTACAAAGAAATTCTTGATGCTCGTCCAGACGCCTACCCAGAATTCCTTTACTTCTCCAAGATCGGTGCCGAAAATACCGCAGATCATATTCAGCGCATTTTTCAGCGTATCCTTGATGAAATTCCAAACTGCTACGAAAATACCCTTAATGCCGTCCCACACTCTGCTCCAGTCGCCGGTGAAGATGCCGACGAAAATATCCAGAATACTCAGGATGATGTCTGTCACAGCCTTGAAGATATTTGCAATCTGCTGGAACTGCCCCTCAAAGATCGGTTTCAGGAACTTGCAGAGTCCGTCCCATACAGCCTTGATGACCTCGGTGATATTTTTGAAGTCGAAGCCCAGCGCGTTGATGCGGTCAACAATGCCCTGACAGAAGCCTGAAAAGATACTCTTGATCTGCTCCCAGATCGCCGTGATCTTGTTTCGGAAGTCCTCATTCGTGCGCCAGAGATGCACAAAAGCCGCCACCAGTGCAGCAACAACTGCAATGACAGCGACCACGGGCGCACTGATACCGCCGATGGCAGCACCGAAGGAAGTGAACGCCGCCTTTGCGCTTGCAATGATCGTAGGCAGGTTTGCTACAAGCTGCATAAGCTTACCGACGCCGACCATGGTTTTGCCGACCACCACAAAGAGAGGTCCGAGTGCTGCCGCTACAAGTGCAACCTTGACAATGGTTTCCTTTGTCGCAGGCGACAGCGCATTTAATTTATCAATAAGCCCCTGAATACGGGTAACAATAGACCTGATTGCAGGCATCAGGATTTCACCGAAGGAAATGGCAAGCTCCTGAAGCTGGGATTTCAAAATGGTGAGCTGACCGCCGAGGTTATCCTGCATGACGGCAGCCATCTTTGCGGTAACGCCGTTGTAGCCGTCGATTTCATCGGAACAAGTGCTGATCGAACCTTCCAGCTTCTGAATATCCGCAGGCGCAGCATTCATCAGTGCAAGGAAGCCGGACATGGCGTTCTTGCCGACCAGTGCCTGCGCCGCCGATGCCTGTTCCGATTCCGACATTTGTGCAAAAGCGACACGGCAGTCTGCAAGGATGTCGTTCAGCTCACGCATCGAGCCGTCCTGATTGGTGGTGGCGATCTTCATTTCACCGAAGGCATCACCGCAGAACTTGACGTCACCTGCAAGGGCGGTCATGATTGAACGAAGTGCAGTACCGGACTGCGAACCCTTGATACCGCTGTTCGCCATCAGTCCGATTGCCTGTGCTGTATCCTCACAAGAGAATCCCAGTGAACCGGCAACAGGCGCACAGTATTTGAAGGTTTCACCCATCATGCTGACGTTCGTGTTCGCATTGGACGATGCCGCCGCCAGTACATCAGCAAAATGACCGCTGTCGGCAGCAGATAAGCCGAAAGCGGTCAGAGCGTCAGTTACAATATCCGAAGTTGTCGCCAAGTCCTCACCGGAAGCTGCTGCGAGGTTCATGATGCCCTCGATGCCGTCCAGCATATCGCCGGTCTTCCAGCCCGCCATCGCCATGTAGTTCATGGCATCGGCAGCCTCGGAAGCGGAGAACTTGGTCTTTGCGCCCATTTCACGGGCTTTGTCACGCAGTGCGTCCAGTTCATCACCAGTCGCACCGGATACAGCAGCGACCTTGCTCATGGCGGAGTCGAAGTCTGCTGCGGTCTTGACAGCGGCAGTTCCGGCAGCCATGACGGGAACTGTCACATGAGTGGTCAGTGTCGTTCCGACATCGGCGATCTTGTCACCGGCTTTTTCAAGCATTTCTCCCGCCTGACCGAGCTTGGCAAGCGCCGTACTGGAAGCCTCCGCCTCACGCTGGAGGTTCTGCAGTTCCTGTTCCGTTTCGATGATCTCACGCTGCAGGGCGTCATACTGCTCCTGCGAGATGTCGCCGTTGGCAAGTGCCTGATTCGCTTGCTCTGCCGCCGTTTTCAGGGTTTCCAGCTTTTCTTTGGTAGCCTTCACCGCATCGGCGAGGAGCTTGTGTTTCTGCGAGAGCAGTTCCGTATTGGTCGGATCGAGTTTCAGCAGCTTCTGTACATCCTTGAGCTGCGTCTGCGTGTTCTTGATGTTTTTGTTGACACCCTCCAGAGCCTTCGACAGCTTGGTCGTATCGCCGCCGATCTCAACGGTGATGCCCTTGATTCTGTTTGCCATGCGGTTTCACCTCCTCCGTGAGGGCATGAAAAAAGCACCTGCCGTAGCAAGTGCTAAATTATTAAACTGTATGTTATACCGGTGATTTTAAATCCTTGTCTTGCCTTAGTGTTTTACTAAGAACGCATCCGCTGTCTATCACTCCATTATCGGAATCACAATGTGTTATCATCTCATAATCATTACCCATTGTTTTTTGAGCAATCGCAGTTAAAAGAGCAACCACATGAAATCCACGTTCTTCCAATGGAAGTTTGTATCCTAAAGAACTGAATGTCGAGGATCTGCCTAATGTGACTAAATCTCCGATATACATATTAGACTGCGAACCACCATCGATTACTAATTGATCACGAATAGAATCATAGTTTATCCGATGAATATTTTGTCCGTTTCTTATTTTTTCTATTTCAGAGGTTAATAATGAAGTGAGAGGAGAAGAACGGTATTTGGGAACCAGTGATTGAATTTTATCAAGCTGTTCCTGATGGAATCGTGCAACCTCTCTTTCAGCTTGGATTCGTTCTTGTTCCCACCTGCGTTCTCTATCTCTCTTGTTAGCATCTATTGGAATTGTCAAGAAATGTGCAGTCGGAGAATACCCAAAATCTGAAATAGACAGGTATCAGGCGGCGT